CCCCTGTGTTAGAGGTTGTTGCACCTAATGATTGTGCATTAAAATATTGTTTGGCTTTGTTTAAATAATTTTGTACGTCTGCGGAGCGACCATATTTTTGTTCTACGTTTGCAACTTGATTTAAAAACTTATCTTTACCACCCGCTTGATTAAACATGATGTTTTGATCTTTATCACTGTAATTTTTATAAGAATCACCGCCTGGTGTATAACCTGATCCAGGACTTGTACCACCAGAAGAGGCAGGTCTCTTTGGAGTAGGTGTTTTATAAATAGGAGTTTGATTTCGATAAGACTTCGAAGCATCGTAATTTTTATTTTTTCCTGCAAATACAGCCATTATTTAGTTTTTCTTTTTTTGAGCATATCTCTAGCTCTTTTTATGTCACTAGCATTAAGTCTACCTGAAGGTTTAAGTTTTTTTGCTTTATTTAAAACTGCTTTGTTTATTCCAGCCATACCTACCATTCCAGGTGTTTTCTTAATTTTTTCTAATGAATCATTAATTAGTCTAGTTGCTTGACGCAAGGGTTTTGTTTCTTTTCTAAATTTTCTTTGTCTTGGTGTTTGTCCTTTTGGCATTGTTTACTCCTTGGTCCGTGTTTCGTGGGTTATAATCTTGTGTCTATAGTAGGAACATAACAAAAAATAAAGTCAAGAGCAAAGATTTATTGACTTTTAAAAACAGTCTTTGATACAGTGGTAGGTACGCACTAACGCATATAAGGGAGGTTTATCATGCAAGAATTAGAAAAGAAATTAGAAGAAGCGTACATAGTCATTGCTCTGTTACAGGCGCAAATATCAGAAAAAAAATAAGACTATGTGGTGGTCGGTGAGCCTTGATTCAAGGCTCCAGAACCCCTAGTTACAATCTTATGCCACTGATCGTGGGTAAATTCCTCACTACTACCATCTCGATATAATACACGATACATCAAGTATTCCTGCATCTCCGGTGGGTTAGACACTTTCGTGAAGATTTCTACATTAGTTACAATATCTTTGATCATCTTGGGAAAGATAACACATTTCCGTCCTTGAGTTTACTTATTTTTTGTACAATTAAACGGCGTGTTGCTTCCTGTAAATCCTTGGTATCACCCACGAGCTCGTGGTCCCAAAGATCGGCACAGGCTCTAAGTGCTTCTACCTTATGTTTTTTATTTTTAAAAAAGTCTTTATCATAATCAATAAGATCAAGCACCATACGCCTAGAGATTAGGGACTCTAGGTCTTCTGTCATCATGTTTATATCCATGAGACAATTCTAATGATTCCTTGGGGTTTGTAAAATAACTTTTACCCATGATTTTCTCGGCTCTTTTCCTCGCTCTGCGTCTTTTATCTCGTTGATGAGAAAAGCGGATGGAATGTCCTCGACCGTCTTGATATTCGTATACAGGTTGAAATTTCATGGTCTTTTCGCTACATAAAATTCAGAGGGTCTACCATTTAAAGTAGTACCATCTTTCCATGTTAAACCAATTGTATGATAGTTCGTTCGACAAACAATCATGTATTGACCAATATTATCTTTAATAACGTCATACTGTTTGTTACCCCACTTGACAGGTTTACCTTCGTCAACTGCTTTTTTTATTTCGTCTAGTTTCATTATATCCTCCTTTGTTGGTCAGCCGACCTGAGTCGTAGATAGAGGAAAGGCACTCCAACTAAAACTCACAGCTTTTCATGTGTCCTCAGCGGCAATAGTAGTAATTGAACAGAGATATTCAAAGTCTCTTACTACCTCACACTATACATCTGCTTTACCCGAATTGGGCCGGCGCAATCGGAACTTGTTATCTGATTTCCGGTTTTTCACTATCCGCAAAATCAAAAAAATCGTTTTTCTTATCCATAAATTCAAGTGTGCTTTGTAATTTACGTTCTGCTTCTTCTAAGCCATCCAGGTATCCTTCTAAAAAAGCTACCGTTGTGGGTAAAGAAAACTGTGTACGATCATGCTTCATATAGCCAATCGCATTAGATAAATGTTTCTTTAATTGTTCTTTATTTTCGTAGTTTGCCATTCTTTTTCTCCTCTTGTCTAAATTTGTATTCATCATCAATCAGTTTTTGTATAAATCCACCCATGGTACAGTAATCTTCTTCTGCCATTGGTCGTGCTTTATTATACACAGCGACCTTGATAGCTACTGATTTGTATTTGCTTGCATCCATTAAATAACTCCTAAAAAGTGTAATATTAAAATAAAAATTAGACCTGTAGCCATAAACCATCTAAAATAAAATATTAGTGTGACTAATATTAATGATATTAATACAATGTATAACATAATCCTAATTTCTTAGTATAATATAAGAATTTATGGTATAAATGTCAATAGGAGTAAATAGATGTTAAAATTCTTTTTAGTAGGCTGGGCATGTATCGGATTAGGCTACGATCAAAAATGTGTACGATTAGGTTCGGAAGTTATCTTTGATAGCTATGAAGAATGTAATGAATATTACCAGCTAGTGGCTACAGAACTAACAAGCCGTGATGAGACAATTAAATTACAATTCAATTGTGCATCATCAGGCGTATTAGAAGATTTATTATAAGGTTCTTCTTATAAAATTTGGAAATTGACCTTCTTCTTTGAAGAATCTGTAAGCTGCATACCAATCTTTTTTATATTCAGATTGGCAAAATTCTTTAATTGATTCATCTTTATCTTCTTGTTTAAAGAAGTTTAAGAAATGGTTTTTTGCTTTGTTGGTTAAGTTAAACATGATTTTTCTCCTAGCACTTTTATACACAGAAAAATAATTTTTAGTTTTGTTTTGATTGCATGACAGTTATGCAACTGATAAAATATTAGGATAGCAACGGCCGAAACATGAAAGGAATTTTGTGTATCGCAAAAGTTATTAGATTAGTGTCTCTTGCAAAAAACAGTTTATTAATTGTCGTTGCTTATTTCAAAGTCAGGTTCAAACTCAACATTAGGATCCGTTACAGGTATAAATAAAGTTCTACCATTAACTCTTTTTACAAAGGAAGTCCTACACAGTAGGCAATGATAGTTATCGTTATCAATACGAAACATAGGAACAACGACATGTTCATAAGAACAGCTTGGACATAATGTTGCTTCTACTTTGTCATCTTTCTTTTTATCTATTTCGCCTCGCCCCATGATGGTCCAACCTCACAATCTAATTTTACAGGCACTTCTAATTGCACTGCGTTTTGCATTATCTCCATAATCCTATTCTTTTGTTGCTCACTGTCAAAAGAACAATCTAGTTCATCATGCACTTGTATGTGTGGAACAATTCCTTCTTTATGTAAATCTACCATTGCTTTCTTTGTCATGTCAGCAGCAGATCCTTGTATAATTTTGTTTAAAGCTTTGTATGTAAAGGCACGGCGTATCTGTTTGCCATGTTCTCTTTCGGCTTCGGCCCTGGGCAGTGGTTTGTGGACCCCGTAGCGTGAAGGTTCCCACATATCAAATCGACACTTACGACCCAGTAATGTTCTTACATGACCCACATCAGCAGCTTTCTTCATGGTTCGCTCAATCATTTCTTTTACAAAAGGAACACGTCCATGATACTTCTCAAAAAGGTCCTCAGCCTCACCAGGTGTTAAACCCAGTTCACTAGATAGTTTCCCCTTACCCATGCCATAGAATAGCCCTAGATTGATCGTTTTAGCCTTTTTACGGTCTATTTTAGCCATCTCGGAGACCATTGTATGGAAGTCAGTGTTGGGGTCTTCATGGTATGCGTTGACAAACTCATCTGCGCCTTTCAACCCACCAGCGGTTAAACTAGCGAGGTGAACCACGAGACGTGGTTCTTGTTGTGAGTAGTCGAACGCACCCCATTGCATCCCCTCTTCCGGTTTAAAGAGCGAGCGTATCATCGGTCCTAAAACCTTCGAGGAAGGAACTTGTTGGAGATTTGGTGTATTGTAGCTGAGTCGTCCTGTGACGGTGCCACCACCATCTCCCCGTAATTGGTTTATTTCAGCATGGATTCTTCCCTTATGTTCATGCTTTAGAATTGTATCAATAAAAGTCGTTCGGGCTTTGTTATATTCTCTGGCCTGAGCGACAGCTTGAACTAACGGGTGTCCATGAGTGCGGAGGAAATGCTTATCGAATTTTGGAGCACCCGTCAATTCAGTTCGTGCATATGGAAGATCCAATGCATCGAACATTTTAGATATAGATTTAGCTTCCCACACATTCACATCACATCCAGTTTCATTTTTTATTTTCTGTAAATGTTCGGACTCTTCTTTTAAGAGTTTGTTCTTTGTGCGTTCAGCTTGATCTACGTCAACTCTAACACCATGCCATTTCATATCAATCAAGACTGGTAAGACCTGGTGCTCTAACTCATTAATGTGAGTTAAATCTTGTGCGAGGATTTCTCTTTGAAGAACGTGAAATAATTTTAACGCAAGCTCGGCATCTTGTTCTGCATAAGGTCCAACGTACATGGGAGGTAATCTCCACATGTCGTTCTTTGCATCGACACCCCATTCTTTTGCTGCTTCATATAACAGTGCTTCTGATTTCTTTTCCCCTAAATAATCTTGTCCAACAATATTCAAAGAATATCGCATTCTGTTTTCATCTAAGATAGGTGCCATTAACATGGTATCCCAAATCTTTGATGTAATTCTCATACCCATACGTTTCATCCAACCGATATCGTACATGGCATTGTGACAAACAATTTCAGGACAACGATCTAACATGTCTTGAAACTGTCTCATAAAAACTTTTTTATCGTAGTTACCCGGTGAGTCGTGATCAATTGGAAAGTATCCTTTAAAACCTTCCCATGCGATTGCAACACCTACAACTTTTCCATTACCGGTTGCCCACCCTGGTCCGTGTTCCTTGATTCCTGGATCGTATGTTTCTAAATCAATAGCAACGGGTGTTTGTCCTTTGTAATCTATAAACTCAGGACAGACCCACTCACTCGGTGGTTGAAATAGGGGATTTTGTATTGTCATCCTTCTCCTTTTCTTTGGGGAAATAAACTTCTGTCAATGATTCACATGTACTGCAATGTAACAATGTCATAAAAGAAAATACTTCCGATTCTTCACTAATGTCTTCATCTTGCATCCATCTTAATTCTGTATTGCAATGCCAACAGTTCATTTTTTATTTAATTCATCCTGCCATGCTTCTAAATTTACTGTAGCAATATCTTCTACCAAAAATGGTATCCAGCTTTTATCAATCTCTACAGGTTGTGGCCAAGACTTTTTGATATCCTTCATTTCTTTCTCTATTAAAGATATAAATACTTTTCCGTCTTTGTAAACAATCCTCATCGTATTACCTCCAGGTATTCTCTATCTGTCTCAGAACGTACGAGCCATAGCTCTTTTCGTGCTCTTGTAGCACCAACATAAAAGACTCTGTGTTCATCATCAGGGTTGTTAATTAATGCTTCTTCGGATTTTCTCGATAGATCTAAAAGTAAAACAACATTGTCTGCTTCTCCACCTTTAGCTCCGTGTATCGTAGAAATTTCTATTTGTGGCTTTTGCCAAATGTTTATCCCTCGCTTCATGAGCTGTCGAACATACATTACTTTACCATACGGTATTTTATCTAAGGCTTGATACCATGTTGCATTCTTGTCAACTAATAAACCCTGTTGAAACATCAGTTTCTCATAATCAAACTTTTCTTTATCATCTAAATTTTTGAGATTTTTATAATTACGTTGAACACCGATACCGGAAGTCATGTACTCATACATAGCTTTGACACCCTCTAGTCCAATACTTTCACCCTCTGATACTTTGTTCCAAGAGGCAATCGCATGTTTGAGTTTATCCGCTATGCTACTCTGTCCAAATCGTGCGTAGTAGTAGCCCTGTTCCAAGAAGAACTTTTCAACTTTATTAAGTATGTATTTAGTCCTTGCGAGTACAAGCCACTCTTTATCTTTGTAGGGTATTGCTTCATGTGAATAGACTGTAACAACCTTGCCCTCTTCGTCTTTAGCTTCCCATTCTTTCTCGACTCTATCTCTAATTTTTCGAACGATCTTGGATGCCACGAAGTGGTGGGATTTAGGTATTCTGTAGGATTTATTGAGTACAACAGAAGTGCCAGGATAAGACTGAAATGTATTAACATCAGCCCCAGCCCATTTAAAAATGGCTTGGTCATCATCACCAGCGATGTAGGCTCTTTTACTTTTAGATATGAGGTTTGTAATAACTTGCCACTGTACGAGCGATAGGTCTTGCGCCTCGTCAACGATGATTACCTCTATATCTGGCCATATGTCAGGTCTAAGATTAAACTCTAACAGCATGTCAGTAAAGTCATATAATTTTCTATTTTGTTTAAACTCTTTAAGATATTCTGCAATCTGTTCTAGCTTTCTCCAGCCCCCTACAATGTGTCCAAACTTAGAAAACGTTTCATGTAAACCTATCCCTGTAATTCTAGATAAGTCTATGATTTTTAAATAAGGATCTTGTTGTATAAAATTACCATCATCATCGTGTATATCTTTCGGTGCTAAATCTACTTTTAAAGCATCGGATATTTCAATGTAGTGTTTGGGCTTCATCACATCATTAGTAGATAAACCTAGACATTGAAATGCTAGACTATGTATTGTTCTAAAATACTTAAAATCTTTTTGGTCTAACTTAAACTTATGTGCTGCTCTTCCGATAGCTTCACTTGCAGCTTTCTTTGTATAGGCAACAAAAGCTACGTCTTCTGGTGTTAAATTCTTTTCTAACTCTTGTTCTACAATGTTAAGTAAGAATGTTGTTTTGCCTGTGCCTGGTGGTCCGTAGATCTTTTTTATTTTAGAATGGGACATCATCTTTTACTTTAGGTACATTTAACTTAGATTCATCTTGTGGTTTAGGATCAGGTATAAAGAATAAATTCTTCACTGTATTTTTATTGATTCTAAATTGTTTAGAATCACCACCTCTATCTCTAATCAAAGAACCCATTTGTGTTGTTGAAAACTCTTTAAATTGAATTTTACGCATATATCTCTCAAGACTTGATAATTGAAAATAAATCTTATTATCACTTTTCCATACACTGTGATTTAGTACATCTTCAATATCATCTGCAATAGCTTGATTGTATATAAAATCTTCTATATGTGAATAGAAACGTCCCTCTCTCGTAACTTCTTTAGGCATCTTAATAATCTCACAAGTTTCTAGTAGTTCTCTGATACGTGCCTCATAATCTCTTTTAGACATCTCTACAGGTAGACTTGTATGTGTCTCTAATACTTTCTTTCTAAATAGTCGTTGGTCCATTAGTTCATCTGTTGTGACCGTGATCCGTGAGCCGTCTACATCTAAATGCCATACAGATTCATCGGACTCTAACTTTGTGAGATTAGCAATGTCCATTGCCACATCATCTCTGCCAATACCATATTTTCTTACACGACACTTCGTGCTGTCACAATGTGAACGCATCGGTACGTCCTTACACTTGTAGCCATACTCTTTTTTCTCGTGTTGATCTATCTTAAGCTTAACTTGATCGTAACCCATCGGTGGTTTGCAGTACGTTGTGTTAAATTCCATGACTTTGTTTTGCCACTCACCAGGTCCATACTTCTTCTTTGCATAGACACAGTAGTGAAATACCACATCATCCCTCGATCCTTCGAAAATACCCATGTTTTGCATGATTTCTATGCATGGAGGGCCATCAAAAGAGGCTTTTTTCTGTTTTAAAGGGCGTACAGATAGGTTTTTAAGTTGGTCGTGTGTGATTGCCTTCTGAGAAACCAAATCGAAGAACTCTTCCATGGTTAATGACTCACCATTTTGGTCCATGGCGTATCTTCCGCTCATGTCTCCCTTAAAATAGGGTAAGTTGAGAAAGTTTCCTGTGTCTCCACGTTCTGCATTGAGCGTTTCTTGCTTTGGGAACACCTCGCAGTCAGCAAATCCTAACACAGAAGCTATCTCTGTTAATTTTTTAATAGCATCTTTTGCAGGTACAGGTTCTGTAAAAAATATGAAAAGATGAAATCCTCCCGATTTGGATCGGCAAGGTATAATAGGTAGATTTAATTTTGTATATTTAGTAATTGTCTTGCGTACATCAATTGAGTAATCGTCAACATCAATACAAGACCAAGAACATGTATTATCATCACGTATCGGAATAATTCCAAGGCTTGGATCATTTCCTTCGACATGGTCTCTCCAATGTTTGTCAGTAACTTCTTCTTTAAGAATATATGCCTTACCACCGACTTTACCGCTTTCTTTAGTTTCACCACGATAAAATACGCCATGGGCTCGGCTTAGACCATTGAAGATCTGTTTTAATTTTTGATACGCTTCCATATGTGAAAGGGGGCCGAAGCCCCCTAGCCCTTAAAAAGGATTGTCGGTGTCTGGTTTATCGTTTCCAGAACTTTCGCTCGCCTGTTCGTAGTTGACCTCAACAGATCCCTTCTTCACGGCGTTATGAAATCGTTTACCTTCTTCGTATTGACTAGCCGAAACGACTTCACCTCTTCTAATGTCCCAGCTATACCAGTCACCTTTGTCATTTGACTGAGGCTTAGTTGTAAGCACATAGGAGTAATACCAACTAGGAGGATTGATGATTTGATCACCATTCTTCACCTTAGCCGACATCACGAGACTGTTCCATTTTCTTGATTTAGATAGTCCACTCACTTTCATGGATAGGAGAACTTGTGATGTAAGTCCTTCACTGTTTGTAAGGAGGCAGTAGTGATTGTGAGTTCTTTCTAAATATGTACCCTCTGGAAGCCTAGATTTACCCTCAGCGTCCTTTTTTGTTTTATCCCAAAGAGGAGTATCCACAGGGTGAACGATGGGAGCAGAGGAACCAGTTCCTCTATCGGACCATTCTAATGCAACAGGTTCGAAGTGACATGGTATAACCGTAACACCTTCAGTACCATCATAGAGTTCTTCTGTGACAGTATTGAAAACCATACCTTCTTCTGCACCATCAACATACTCACTCTTTTGTTTTTTTGTCTGCGGAGACATAGAGCTAAGTATTTTCAAGAAAGGTATAGCAGTCGTGTTCATATCAACAACGGCTAAACCTAAACCTTGGTCTTGTGCGACCATACCAAGATCAATGGTAGGGGCTGCAACGGCAGAAGCTTTCTTTGTTGCTACTTCCTGTTTTTTCGTTTGTTCATTCATTATTTTTTTCCTTTTGTTATTTTAGTTTCTGGACGTATGAAGATCCCAAAGAGATCATCAGGGTCCGTTAATCCCTCTTCGTGGCGCTTTTTAAGAGTCGCCTTCAGTGTCGAGGGGTGCACTGATTTTTTCACGTTAGGGGTGATACCGAAGTTCTGTTCTATATATCCAGCTAAATCTCCAGCCATATTGTCTTCACCCGTTCCGAAACTTGTTGAAACTTGATTCTTTATTATATCACCAAGATCATTATTTCTTAAATAATCTAATGCCTCATCTTCTTTAGCTTTAGGTATTCTACAATGAAAACCTTCTTTAACAGTCACTTTACTGCCATCTTTCATGGTTGTTTCATTAATACCTAATTCTTGCATTTTTGTTGGAATTGTTTCACCAGAAAGAATATCTCTTTCTCTTCGTAATTCTTTCATTGTCTCTTCCATATTTTCTATTTCAGAGTCTAAATCTAATTGTCGTTGAATAAGTTTGGATAATCCTGTTAGATCATCATCTTGAAGTTTCTTTAAATCACCTGCATCTTGTTTCAGATCATCAAAGTCAATCACGTCAGCCATACATTACCTCCTTTGTTAGAACAGCTTGGGAGGCCTAGTTGTTTCACCTCCAACTTTCGGGATACAGATAAACATTGCTCTACCCTACTCGTACCTACTCATGATAGCCTCAGCTAGTTAGCCCTACTCTATCACCCCTGTGCGTTACGCCTCTGTTAAAAACGTTGTTCCGCCACAAGCTATAAGTGTCAGCTAAACACTTAATTGTTCGTTACAAATGTTATACTTGAAATCCTAATAAAATGCAATATATTATTTTGTATATGGCTAACTTTTATTTGAAGGAACCTTTTCTTCATCAATTTAAAGCAGTGAGAATCTGTCATGATAGGAATATCAACAATTTTGCTTATCTCATGGAGATGGGAACAGGTAAAACTATTACAGCAATTATTGATTTATTAATTCTTCATCATGAAAAAGGTGTGGATAACTGTGTAATCTTTGCACCGAAGTCCGTGTATCGTAACTGGAGAAAAGAAATTATTGAATTTGTAAACTTTGAAAAAACAAAATATGTCGTGACAAGCTGGGACCCTAGTTTAAAAGATCCCGATACAAAATCTAAATTAACAATACTTTTAGAAAGACAAGATCACATTCCTTTAAATATTTTTTTGATGAACATTGAAGCTATCTCATCACCGAAGGGTGTAAAGTTTTTAGAAAAATATCTCAGTGTACAAGATAAAAAGAAAACAATGATGATTGTTGATGAAAGTACAACTATCAAAACACACAATGCTAAACGTACAAAAAACTTAATTAAGTTGACAAAAGATTTAAGTTACAAAAGAATTTTAACAGGTACACCTATTACTAAATCACCTCTAGATATTTATACACAGTTTGCTTTTCTTGACCCTAAGATACTAGGTCAAACTAATTACTATGCTTTTCGTGCTCGTTACGCAAAGGTTATTAATAGACCTACATCAGGTGGTCGTCACTTTCCGATGATAACAGGCTATCAACGTTTAGATGAATTAGAAGAAAAGATTTATACTCATGCTTTCCGTGTCAAGAAAGAAGAATGCACGGACCTGCCTGAGAAAATATATATGAAAAGGTTCATACCTATGAGTGAGAAACAACTTGTAGCTTATGAATCATTGAGAAGAAACGCAATGTTTATTTTCAATGACAAAACAACGACATCTGTGAACCGGCTCTCACAGATTGTTAAGTTGCACCAGGTATGTTGTGGATTCACTATTAATGATAATGGTGAAATCCATGACGTGCCTAACAAACGATATGATGAACTATTAAATGTCCTAGAGGAAGTCGATGGCAAAGTAATTATCTGGGCAAACTATAGACATAATATTGAAACAATAACTCAAAAACTAAAGGAGAAATACGGTGATACTTCGACTGCAGCTTTTTATGGTGATACAGAAAATCAAGTACGCATGGATCTTGTTAAAAATTTTCAGGACAAAGGACATGATCTTACGTACCTTGTTGCGAACCCTAAGACTGGTGGATATGGAATCACTCTTACTGCCTCTCACACTGTTGTGTACTTTTCAAACAATTATGATCTTGAGATAAGATTACAAAGCGAGGATCGTGCTCACAGAATTGGTCAGAAGAATAAGGTTACTTATGTTGATTTTGTTTGTCAGGGAACGGTTGATGAAAAAATATTAACTGCTTTGAAGAACAAAGTCGACATAGCCAGTCAAGTGATGGGTGATGAATTGAAAAGTTGGATTACTTAATTTTGCCTTTTTTATCTACTTTAAATTTTCTACCACCAGCACCTCTGTAGTTTCCTTCAGGTAATTTTCTTAACATCTTACCAGTTGTTTCATCTTTATATTGTGGTGTTTTTTTCGGATTACCGAAAGTTCTTCTCAGAGCTTTACCAAACCCTCTAAGTGCAATACCAAGACCGGCCATTAATCACCTGTGAGTTCGTCTTCAAGCTGTTCAATTTCAGCCATGACTTCTGTTTCGTTGTCCTCGGTCATTGAGCCACGAAGTTCTCGGATACGTTCTAGTAAATCTTCTTCTCTATCGTTCGGCATTAAAAGACACCTTGAAATTTACCGCCTTGTGTAGCAGCACCCATTCCACGTACTTTTGCTTCACCACCATTTTTCATGTAACCCATTTTGTTACGAACTTTTTTCGGTAGTTTTGATAGTCCAGGATTTTTCTTTTTATCAACTGGTTTTAGATTCTTTTTCATAGAGCCTCCTATTATTTCTTTTTAGCTTCTCTAGCTCTTCTAGCTCTATCCATGGCTTTTGCAGTTACTTTTACTGGATCTAACTTAATTTCTACTATTTTAGATTCATCAATTACGCCAGGAGTTGAGAAGAGTTTATGTCCTAAATGTTTGTAAGTGTATTTACCCATGCTTGAATCCTACTCTTATACGTTCGTTTTTGCAACTATTTCTGCAAGACTCTCACATCTTTTTGTTGTCTGTTCACGCCACTTCGAGTCCTTCATCTCAGTAGCGGCGTCTTTCCAACGTTTTTCACGCATGGCTTTCCACATATTTTTGAACTTGCGAACACCGTTCGTGCCTAATTGAAATACCATTTCTAGTATAACTTCAGATACATTGTCAGGTAAATCGTGTCCAACACACTCATCTATCAATAAATCAGCCCCCGCAGCAGCTCTATTCAAGTCTATATCAAATAGTTCTTCGACTTCTTCCATGGATATTTCTACGCCTTCAGCGTATCGTGTCCGTTCGTGAGGCTGAATAAGGTGGCCTATACCGATCGTGGCTTTTCCTAATGTGTCTAAATACATTACTGTGCGCACCCCTTCGTGCAAACGCACTCGTGCTTTCAAGTCATCTGTTAAATCAATCATGATCCTATCCCCCAATGCTTTTGATGTTCATCGGGATCTCCTTTCTTAAATAAATTTGTAAACCAATATTTTAGTCTATATATCATAGACTTTCTTTATATCTAAAATTCCAGCAGGTTTCAACATATTTGCTTGCAATAAGTTAGGAACGCCACCCATACCTTGTGGCATATTAGGGTTTGGTGGAATTCCCATGATCCCTGGATCGGGATCTCTTGGGTAAACTTCTCTAGGATTAATCACAGGACCATACATAAATCTTTCACGCATGGTTGTGCCTTCTGTTGCTCTGTCCATGTAAGGTGTGCTTATAATATCAGGTTCACTAGGAATAGGTCCTTTTATTTCAGGTCTTGGAAAAAAACCACCTTGTTGGTCCATGATCCGTGGTTGAACATTAGGCTCACTAGGAATCACTGTTTCTTCTTCTGGTAATGAAAACTGATTAGGTCCTGGTTCAAAGCCCTCGAACCTTGGTAGCATGTCTATATTTTCTGGTGGACCTTCAGCAAGTTTTTTTATCGGATCACCACCATTACGCATTTTTAATGGCTTTGTTGGTATTTGACTTAACGGTGTTACAGCATCTAAAGCGATCATAGTGTTCCTATTCCTTTTTTCATCATTTGACTTTCTAAGGCATCATCTAAAGTTCCAAAAGCTAAATCACTTCGAGTTTGTGGTGCAAGTTGTGCTCCTGGAATATTTGGCTGTAGTGAAACGTCAGGTTGAAAAGTAGTATCATAAAAACGTTGTTCCTGAGTATCAGGTGTAACTCTTCTGTCAATCTCACGTAAAGTTTCTAAGTCACGTCCTTGTGGGGTTTTAGTCATCAATTCAATTTGTTTATCTCTAGCTGCATTCTGTTCTAATTTACCTTGAGGATTTTGTATTAAACTAATAATAGATTGATCAATTTCTTTCATAAAGTCTTGTTCTTCTAAATCTTCATCAGTCGGTAAAAATTCATTTGCCCATTGTATGAGGTCATTTCTTCTTGACTTTGTAAGAGGATCTTTCGTAGGAAACTTAACAGCATCGGTATACACTTCAGTAAAGGCTTTTAAAGCTTTAGGGTTTGTTAATAGTTTTGAACCATACTTTAACATTAATGCTGTCATAATAGGATTCATAGCCACAAATCCACCTGCGCCTGCACCCATGGCAGAACCTAACATGATTCCTTTGAAACCACTCAAGGTAATCCTTCTAGTAACGAAGGTTGAAGGATCATTAACAATGAAAGCACCTGCCGCATCTGCTGCAGATAAAAAGTCTTTTATACCATTAACTGTTACGCCTGTGCCCTCTAATGCTTCAGTAAGAACTTCAATACCATCTTCAGTATCTAAACCTAGCTTCTTAGCAAATGCTTGTGGACTAAATTCTACTTGACCAAATTCTAACATTTCTGGTGCTGCTTTTTTCAAACCCTGCTTTTGAATTAAATCAGGACTTGCGGAAGTAACATTTAAGTATTGGTTAGGTGTTACACCAACAGGAAGACCTACGATTGAATCATTAAGTGCATCACCTAAGAGTCTTCTTACAACTCTTAATTGACCCGCATTAGGTGCAACACTCGTAATAGGTAAAACTTTTTTAATAGTTTGATTATATGTTGGACTTTTTGGATCTAAATCTTTTACAAGAGTTTCTACATTAACAACCACTCCCTCTTTATTACCCGCTTTTCTAAAAGCCTGTACTTGTTCAGGTGTTGCTTTTGACAGTTCTAATAAATGTTTCATTGCATCAGGATCATTTTTTGCTCTTTGTAAAATAGTGTCAAAAACTTCTTTTGTATACATCATGCCATACTTTTGATCAGGTCCTGGACCAAATATGTTTGCATTAACTTGTTTTACATTAGAGGCCACTCCACCTGTATAATCAGGTATGGTTGCTGCAAAATATTCATTAGCAGCAGAAAGTTTTTTCAAAGCAGTATTAAAGACAACATCATCCACTTCATTACCTATATTTTTAAGATTGGTAATATCCATTTCTAACATCGCAGCTAAATTACCAATGGCTTGTGCTTGGTTTTCTGGAATCTTACCTTTAAATTCTGTTTTAAAATTAACTGCAAAATCATTAAACATTTGACGAAGTGTGATTGCTTGTTCCATTGTAATATTAGGATCTAATTTTCCTAACATTCCATATAACTTTCCAAAAGATTCTTGAGACTTCGAACCTGGAAACTGAAAGGGTTCTCCTGTTGTAAGACCGGGAATACCCTCTTCGTAAGATGCTCGAGTGTCATTAGCAAGTTTTCTAAAATTGTCTATGTTTATAACTTTTTTACCTTTTAGTTTTTTGGCATACTCTTCAAAATTCTCATATAAATATCGTTGTGCATTTCTTACAGACTCATAATTACTTTGCATCATCTTAGACAAATCCTTTCCTAACATTGAAACTGTTTGTAAAGGTGCTACAGAGTTCATTAATTTACCTAAATATTGTCTCGAAGCTTCTTGCACAGCTTGTTGTTGTCTTCCAAATTCTGTACCTACCCATGGTAGAACACCAATAACTTTACTGTATGCTCTCCAAAAGGGCATATTGGTAGCCTGAATCATACCCAAAGGCATACCGTAAGTGTCTGATATCTCTGCAAGTTTTTGTAAATTCTTTTTTGTAGGACTAATGCCAAATATTTTATTACCAATAAATCCTTTTGTATGATTGAAGATAGGTCCCATTGCAGCGGCTCCACCTGTAAATGCAGCATTTAACATAGTGTCATATAAAAACTGTGAGCTTGCTTCTTTTAAACTAGGGTTTGGTAAATCTAATAATGTTCTAAGAATCCTGTTACTAAAATCATAGGCATAACCACCCGCTTGTGTTCCAAGCATTTCAGAGCCATATAATTCTTGCGGAGTTAACAAAGCAAAAGGATTTCGTGTACCCATTATCTTTGCAGACTGTGCTGCGGTCACTCCAGTCATACCACCAATCATTTCTGCAGAAGGTTTAGAAACTAAGTTTTGAGGTAGTCTCATATCTTCCGGTAAGTATTGCCCTAAAAAAGGCACGTAAGAACTAGGGTTAGGTATCGAAAATTCTTTTGCTGCTTGATTATAGTAAAAGTTCATTGGATCTTTTATTAACTCTTCACGAGTCATCTCGTCAGCGGTTTTATTAGCTAGTTCACCAAAGTATTGTTTGGTTCCTTTTTCAAAAGGTATTGGAGAAAGTAACATTTGTTTGTCACTAGCTTCAATTTTTTTTAAAACTTCTTGAGTTCCTTCAAATGTCAAATCAGCAGGTAAATTGTAAGCTTTTTTTATTTTACTTAAATCTTGTTGAGACATCTTACCTCCAGGCATCTCTAACATAATTGTTTTTTGATTAGGAGTGCCTTTCATTAAGGTAATAGGCTTGCCTTTTTTTGTTCCAGGTGTGAAAGAATCTATTTGTACGATGTTATCTTTTTCCATTATATTAATCCTTCTACAGAAGATACACTAAATAAATCATCAAGATCTATCACTTCACCTTCGTTATCAAATTCATTAGGTACAGTCCTTTGTTGTTGATTCTCTGGTTGTTGACTTTGTGTAGCATCAGCTTCAGAACTTGTACTGGTTCGATTTAGTTGACTTATATATTGAGTAAAGTCTGTAGGATCAAGACCTAAGTTTCTTAAAATGTTTTCTGTTTTATCACCATCGGAGAAAGTTGGATCTCTTGTTAAAATCTCAGGGTATGCACGTAGTAAACCTTGTTGGGCTTGTCTAATCTTACGATCAACTTCTTTCAACGCAGCGATTACATCTTGTGGAGCTTTTGCACCATAAATAGATATTGCATCACTAGCACGTTTAATATCATCCACGTTCAAACGACCTGTTGGTTTGTTAGCTCTGGCTAAACCATAAATAATAAAGTTTTCACGAACTTTGTTTTCTGCATAACTTGTGTCATAACCTTGACTCTTAAACCAATCCTCATCAAATAAATCAGCCATGGATGCCTCTACATTTTTAGTTGTTGATTTAAAAGGATTATTTGTTGGTAAATTAGTAAGAGTAATCACTGTTTCTTTGTCGTTGTAATCATCGAACTCAAGGAAATCTTTGTTGTATAACTGTTCACCACCACTGGTTAGGTTAGTACCTGCTAGACCGCTTCCACCTGATTGTTTTGAAATCTCATTAAAAATAGATTCAATGTTGAAGCCAGCAGTTTGAATAATACTTTGAATATTACCGGGTAAACCTAACTTATTAATATCATTCGAAGCAGTCACTAAAATATTTGATATATCTGATCTAATACCATCTAATGATGCAAAGTCTTGAACACCTTCTGTAATCTTCTGCACTGATGGTGTCAATGATTCAAGTGTAGCTTGTTCTGTTCCAGGTTGTGTTTTTCCAATAATTGTTGCATTAAAAGTGCCGTCAGGACCAGCAGGAATAGGCACATCAAAAATCTGTACTTGTCTTCCATCTTCTAATCCTTGTACTCGACCCAGCATTAATTGTGGTCCAAATTCGGAAGCAACCATTCTACCACTACCATACTGTCTTGCACCTGTTGGATCAATGTAGCTCACATTTAAAGGTGCGTCCAAATCATTTAACATACTCAAAGAAGATTTTATTCTTTCTTTTTGCACGTCAAGATTGTGTGAGGATACATCTTTTAAAATATCAGAATTAAAACTCATAAATTTGCTCATGTCATCATTGTCATAACCCATCATCTTCAAAAAGAAATCAGCTTCTTTTTCCATAATTATTTTATTTGCATCTTGTGCTTGTTGAACAGCAAGCTCTCCAACTTTCATTTGATAATTGATTCTGTTTAATTGATCTTGATCTGCTCTACTTAAAGCTTTTCCAGTGGCTTGTGCTAATACATCAAGAGCACCTGCAACGCCTTTAAATTGAGTTCTGCCATTTAAGGCATCAATGACAAAGTCTAATGTTTTATCTAAGCCACTTTTTTTAGGAAGTTCTCCTAAAGATTGTCTAATCTGTGCTTCAAAATCTGCTGGATTGTAACGATCACCTAGACCTAAGGATTTATAGTATTGTTCAGCATAAGCTCGTCTTTGATCTCTCACAGGTAAATACTGACCAGCAAATTGATTGGCCATAGCATTCATATACGATGTTGTATCAACCTCTTGTGCCGCTTGTTGTGCACTGGTTGCAGCATTAGCTTCCATTTCAGGAGTTGGTGCTTCTTGCTGTTCCGATATAGAAAATGTACCTCCTTGATGAGGTTTAATAGAATTTATTGGTTGAATAGGATCAACTGTTAAATCGATTTTAAAATCGCTAAGGGTGTCATATCCTAAAGAACTCATGAACCCTCCTTATCCTGCGTACCCGCCTAATGCTCCTATACCTGCTAGAAGAGGGTTTCCTGCTGTTGTTGCTGGATTTTGCAAATATGCTGGTGAAACACCACCAAGTAAATCTGACTGAAATCCTAATTGTTGATAAGGCTGCATATATTGAGCCATTTGATTTTGATAAGCTTGTTGTGCCGCTTGTTGTTGCGCTTGAGTTTCTGTAACACCTAGTTGACTTAATGTTGTTGCAACATTTGCTTGAGTTGTTGGTGCTTGAACACCAAATGTTCCAAAAAGTTCTCCTCCCGCTAATTGTAAACCGGCTGCTGCTTGTTGTGCCGCCTGTTGATTTTGAAAAGCTTGTTGTGCTTGTTGTTGTGCATTTTGATAACCTGATGATAATAGGCCAGCTATACCTGTTCCTAATTGTTGTTGAAAACCTCTTTGCGCTTCGGCTTCTAATACACCTTCTCTACCTCCACCAAAAGCTCCTGCACCAATTGCTTGTGCAGCACGACCTTGACCCGATATATCAAATTGTCTTTGCATTTCTTGTGAGTAACGGTCGATAACTTCTTGTTGATAAGGGTCCATAAAAGCCTTATAAGACTGCGGATCATAACCACCTGTTGTTTGAGCAGTAGTAGCCATTGCATTACCAATAGCACCCACACCTGATGCAAAATAATCAGGACTCGATGTTGCAACATTTGCTGCTAAATTAGTAGCTTGACCTATGGCAGAAGAGGGTGTGATTACTTCTGCAGTTGGAATAGGTTTTGCACCTGAGGTTAAAGATTGACCTGCGGTTAATACATTACCATACTGTTGTGCTAATAAATTTTGTAATTCTTCTTGTGTCATTAGACTCTACCTATCCCCATATTTTCTGCTTTGTTTTCTAAAGAATACATCATGTCATACATTTGTTTAGTACCTTGTTCTCTATCACCGTTACCGGCAGCCATTACTGCTTGTTTCGTCATTACAAATTCGCCATCGGAAAGCATTGCAGGGATATCGTCAGATTGACCATCACCTGGACCATCAATCATACCGTCTTTTTCAGGAAAGTCCATCACTCCACCTTGATTCATGGAAGCAGCGTAATAGGGATTTATGTCTTCATAAAAATCTTTCTCACCTGATCCAGATTTTAAATACGGATTTTTAGTTGGATCATATAATAATTCTTCTTTTTCATCATCAGCTATTGCAGCAGAGGCAATAGTGGCTCCAACGGCACCTAATTTTAATAAAGGTGAATATTTTTCAAAAAAATCTGTAACTGGAACTACGCTTTGTGAACCGTCAGCATTTGTAATGACTCTTGAATTTTTAACAAGTCCATACTTTTCTAAGAAACCAGGTTCTTTTGCTCGGGTAACTAATTCTTGTGTTTCAATACCCGGAAGAGTTCCTCCTCCTTCAATACTAAAAGTGCCTCCTTGATTTGGAGTCATACCTGCAACTTGTGTTGTTGTTGGAGTCATACCTAAACTTTGACGTGCCCCACCCATAAAACCACCTGGTTTACCTAAATTAGATATTCCACCTAATGCTGTTCCGTAGGCCACATTTCGTAATACATTCTCAGGTTTATCACCTGCAAGTAAACCTACACCAGCTTGTGTGAGCATCGGGTTTGCTGCTGCAAATCTTCCAATACCACCAGCAAGACCTGACATACCTGCCATTCCAGGTAAAAGTAAACCAATTCCAATCTGACCTACTGGACTTCTAACTAAATCTTTTGCTGCTTTAAAAATCTTTTTAAACATTTTTATTCTTTCTTATTTGATGCACCCAGACTTGCCAATCGTGGTGCAAAAATTGTAACATCTCTCTTAATATCAGCATCGGTAGTATCGGTATCAGGATTATCAATGTCAGCAGAACAATCATCCTCTGACTCATAAGTTGCATTTGTTCGTGTATTCGTAATGACAGTTTCTGTCTTACAACTATATACGGGAACTTGTGCACCATTGATCTCCTTGTGTCCTAAAAGTTTTGGTTCTTCTATTATTTTATGCATCTCTAACCTTTATTTGTACTATTGTTGGTCCTTCATTTCAAGCACAGAAACCTTAATAACAAGGTCATTTGCATCACTTGATGTTACTTTTAAACTGTCACCACCTTCAAATACAAAGGTGCCATTAATGATTTTTGTTGCTTGATGTGCCACTTGCACATTATTAATCTCAAAATCAGTGGTTCCATTATTATAAGTCAATACTGCATTAAGTGTTCCAGAACCTGAATTATTATGTAAAACAATGGTTTTGACCATAAATGTAGTCACAGGAACGGGTGGTGTTGCTGCCACATCAGCGACAGGAACGGTAAATAAAGTATTAGTTGCTGTATCTGCAGGACTGAGAACAAAGGTTCTAAAACGATCAGGCATCGGTTGTACCTCCTGTAGCAAAGAATGTAGTTCTTCTGTTTACTTCGTCTTTATTATCTTGTTGATAGGATGAATTTAGTTGTAGAACAATCTGTTCTAGTTGTCGTACCATTTCAGCAAAAGCTCTAGGATCATAATCTTGTGGTGGATCAGGAAATCGAGTTTGAGGTATCTTAGCCATTACCGTTGTCCATCTGGAAATACATCCATTGTAAAGGTACCCATTTTAAAATTACCTGCTTCTGTATTACTTTCAATTTTAAAATTAGCTTGTCTTCCTCTACCACGAATATCTTTTTTTGTATCTGTTGTTGCAACAGTTGATACTGTTTGACTAATGACATCACCATAAGGATAGTTTTTAAAACTCCAGGTTACAGTCAAATTACCTGATTGATTTCTAAAGTCAGGTATAAATCTTGATATACGCATCAATTGTTCTCCGCCTTCATCAATATTAAAATCACCTGATTGTATGAAAGCTGGCATGGCTTCACCATCCGCATCTGTACCAAACTCTTGTTCATAGTAACTAGAAGCGCCATTAGATAAACCAATCACTGTGGGAGTTGTGTTAGTAGTAGTATTGGCTTCATATTCTGTTGCCAAAGGAAACTGAAAGACACCACGGTCAACCCATGATGTTCTATTGAGTGTGCCTACCGACCAAGTTTGTTCTAAGTAGTTGTAGACAACACAACGATTAACTTGTGGTTGTGCAATGTTATCAGGATTGGTTACATAGAACCAAATGATTTCTGCAAACTCTGTATTGACACCAGCAAAGATTTGATCGGATTGTGTTAAATCTAAATTTTCAAAAACGAAATCATCAACACTACAGGGTAGTTTTTTCACGGTACCATCAAAGACAAAGAAAGCATTCTGACCCATCCAGTAAGCTACGTCTCTGACAACGACAGCAGAGTGTTGTCCCAATAGTCCACAGTTACGACCTAATTGATTTAATCCAAATGTAAAGGGTGGACCAATAAATTGTAAGCCGTGTAATGATGTATCTGTCCATACTAATATTTGACCACGAGCTTTGTCTGCTCCCACAATACTAGAACCATCTTGTATTCGTAGTGATCCTGCAGTGTTTTCTGCAGCAGGTTGATATGTATTAATATCTTCTTGTGATGAGAAACGTAGTAACAAAGGATCTTGTGAGGAACCTGTACCTACAGTTTTTTCTGTACCGAATAAAATTAAATGTCTGTCGGGTGTAGATACTAAAGAAAACTTTGAAGTTGTTGGTGCATTTGTAACTAAACTTGCTTTACCTGTTAAACCGTCCGTGGTCGGTGACCATTGAAACGTTGACCCATTTAGTGTAGTTGCAATTAATAACTCACCAAAATTATCTAAGGACCAATCTCGACCATCTAAGGTTACAGAAGATGTTGAACGAGCCGTACCCCATGTCTCTGTATTCCAAGTTGATGTACCCCAACCATAACCAAAAGTAGAAAAGGCAGGTGCAATAGCAATATCAAAAACAGCAGTTGCTGTTCCTGTGGTAGCTGTTCCCGTAGATTCTGTTGCATCTTGTTGAATAACAAAAGCATTGGTGCTTGTTACTGATTTAACTTCAAAACTTCGATCAAATTGTTCTGCTGTAAAACTTGTGCCTGATAATCCTGTGGTGCCTGAGAATGTAACAATATCTCCTACATTGGCCCCA